ACTTAACCTCGTCAGCCTTGACGTTCTCGCCCTTGAGGATGTCATTGAGGAATGCCTGACCGGGGCCAGACTTGCGCTGGGTGTTGAGCGCGGCCTGTTCCACAGCGGAGTAGAACCCCATGTCTGACACGGGTGCTGCGGCTCTCGCCGGGGCGGCGCTGGGGCCGGGCGGCACCACGTTCATCGGACGCATAGCGTTTGGAATCAGGCGTGCAGCAGGCCCGGTGCCTTCCACCATGGCCTGATCAATTGCGCGTGCTGCGCCCTTGACCGCTCCCCTGCCGATTGCCCCCGCGCCCTTGGCAAGGCCAGCAGCATCCACCCCCAAGAACACCGTATCAGCCAGCGATTCCTTGCGTCCAGTCTTGACCACCGGCACGAAGCCTCCCGTACCGCTGGGCGGCATGGCGATCGGGCTGTTGCCGTAGGCCCAATTCTCAATCTCCTCGGGGGACTTGCCTAACAGCAGATCGCCCACGCCCATCTTGCCAAGCAACGGCACCCAATCCTTGATCTCGTATTGGTTGGCCATGTCGCGCACGCCGCGCACAAAGTCGGCCACGCCGCCGACCACCGGATTACGCGGGGTCGGGCTGATGGTCGCCCCAGCAGGCGCATCAGTGCGCGTGCCGCTCGGGCCAGCAGCCAGCATGATGGGCCTGCCAACCGGGTACATTTCGCCGTGCGGGGCGCGGTAGTACACCACCGGGCCGTCGTCGGTGTCCTCGGTCATCACCTCATCATCGTTGCCCTCAGAGGCACGCTCCAGCAGACCCTGCCGGATGCCCGGCGTGGTCATAAAGGCTGAAGACATCTAGATGTCTTCAATGGTCGGCTGCTTGGTTCTCATTACTTGGCCTCCGTCTTAACTTTGGCTTTGTTGGTGCGGTAGTCTTGCACTGCAGCGCGTGCGCTGCTGATGTTGATTGGATTGGCCTTGGCTTTTACCGCAGCAGCGAATGCCGCCTCAACAGCTCTTTCGTCTGAAAGATCAACACCTTGCAGCTGCGGAATGCTTAGAACCGCCTGCGCCTGATTGCCACTGGCTGCAGTTGAAAAGGCCTTGGACATTCCAGCGCCAGCTTGTTGAGCCAGTGCGGTGCCTTTATCCCTGATCTGCACGGGGGTGGGCAGCCGACCTTGTGCGTCCGGTGTGCGCGCAAACATATACAGCTCTGTCACCAGCGCGTTGCGGGTGGCAGTCGCCAGCTGTCTGGCATCGGCGCTCTTTAGCTCTGGAGGCAGGTTTTCAGACTGGATGCCAACAGCCAGGCCAATCATTTTTACGCCATAGCTCACATCATCGTTCGGGTTGCTTAGCTGACCTAACAGCTGCTTTTTGGTTTCCCGAGTCAAAGGTGCAGACAGAATTTCAGAATCCGTGGCAAGCCCCAAAGAAACGCGCTGCGTCAAGCGAGAGAAAGCACCGAGGTCATCACGTTGAACCCCGGCTGCGTCGTCGCTATTCATAAAGTCACGCGCTTTTTTTATTGTTTCAGGCGACACAGGCAGTTCTGCTAATTGCGTAAATAATTGTTTGTGCAGCTTAGGATCAGTGCTGGTGTACATCCGGCGCAGCAGCGCTTCGCCTTGATTTGTAGAATCCACAAAACTTAGCTCTATTGCGTTTTTGCGAGCCGTGGCTGCTTTTAAAAAAGTGTCGTCAATTTTTTGCAATCCATCCGGATCATTTTTTAGCAAGTATTCAACATGGGGCTTTAGCCGGCCAACATCTCCAGAAAACAACTTTGCCCTGGCCGCCCGAGGATCTCGAAGGTTTTCTTCAGTCAGCATGAATTTTTCAAGCACATTGATGCGAGCCTCACGAACAGCATCATTTGCGTCTTTGCCGTACTGCGCCTGTAGTGCAGGATCAGCCAAAAGCATTGAAGCATTGTTGACGTTTGAGCGAAACACCCGGCTGTGTATGAGATCAAAATTTTCAGGATCTGCATCAGCTTGCGAAAACAAAAGCCCTTTTTTGTTTTGAAAGTCTTGCAAGAATTTGACTTTCATTTGCTCCTGCGACCGCTTAACGTGTTCGTTTAGGGCTTGCTTGTATACGCTGTTGCCACTGGTCGCCATAGTGGCTCGAAACTTGTACGCGGCCTCTGGATCAATTTGGGACAGGGTGCGACCGAGTCCGTCAGTCATGGTCTGGATTTGCTCCAGAATTTGTGTGCTGTCGGCTTGGCCTAGCTTGACCTTCTCAAGCATCTCAACCAGCTTGGCATTGCCTTCCATCTCAAACTGCTGAGATAGCTGCAAAGCGCGGGACTTGCGGACAGCCTGCTGGAACACACTGAGCGGGTTGCCGCCCAGATTCAAGTCGTCTAGCCTGCCGTTTTTGGCGGCCTCAATTTGCTCTGGTGTCGGCGGGTTATCGGCGGCAAACTGCAGGCCTTCTTTTTCGCGCTGCCGGAATGCCTCGCCAAATAGGTTGGCGCTCATACGGTCAAGCGCCTCCGCAATCTGACCAGCGCCCTGTGCCGCAACACGCGGGCCGATGAAGTTCACCTCACCAACACCCACGCGCTGCATGGCTGAAGAGCCTGGTGCGCGGATCTCCACGCGGCCTGATTCAATGCGTCCGGTTGCCATGGTCTTAGTCCCCTCCTGAGCCGGTGCGCCGCCATTCTGCAAGCGGATCTTTTACCATTCCAGAGAATGGATCGGCCTTGGCAAGATTTGCTACGCCTCTGGCCAGGGTAAAACTTGACAACATCCCACCAGCTTGGCGTGCAGCGCCTGCGGCCTGGGTGTATTGGCCAGATTGACGTTGGGCCTGGAATAAGTTCAGAGTGTTTTGCAACTCAGTAGATTGAATAAGTCCCATGGCGTCGTCAAATCCAAGCACCTTGGCCGTTAAGGCATTTAAATCAACCACACCCAGGTCGCGCATTGTGGCAGCCACGTTCTCAGCTTGTACGGCCTCAATAGAGCCGGCACCTAATGCCACGCCGCTGGCGGCCGCCCGCGCACGCAAAGTCGCATTAGTCTGCCTCATGTTTCGCAGCAAAGTGTTGCCGGCAATCTGCCAATTCCGCGACTCGGTTTCTGCTTTTTGCAAAACCCGGCCAGCTTGCACGGCAGCATACGTTTCGTCTAGGCCGGCGCGAACCTCTGCAATTGCCAAGGTATCGCGTGCTTGCACCAGGTAAGCTGTCTGCTGCTGGATGGCCGCAGTTTTCTGCATTTGCGAAGAGGCATATGCATCCAGAAAGCCGCCAACTGCCTGCGCCTGTCCAAGTGTCACGTTTGGTGCTGTTGCCATGTCAGGTTCCTGCGTTAACTGCCACGCGGTAATCAAGGCCGAGCAGCGTCATTTTCAACGGCAAAACCTGCGACACTTCAATGGCCTGCTCGCGGCTGTAGCCAAGCACACCATTGACGCGCTTGATGCCGGTAAAGGTGGGCTCGGGGTCATCCAGTAGTGGGTTGTCAAACAAGCGAAAGGCCACCGACTGGTTATTGATTACCATGTGCTGGGTGTCCTTGACCACCGCATTGATCTCGACAATGCGCTTTTTAAAGCCCACTCGGTTGCCGGTCTGCAGCCGGATGTCCACCGGCATGGTCTTGACATAGACCGTGACCGGCAGGCCGACCTCGTAGCTAGTTACAGACTCGCGATCAAAGGTCACCGCCCCGCCACCGCTAACAGTCTCATTACCTTGGGGCACGCCGTCGCAGATGACATTGAGCGATTTGCCAATATGCGGCAGACCCGAGCCGACGCCACCCGCAGACCCGCCAGTAAAAGCGCAGTCGGTATACAGGCTGTCGCTCAACAGCTCAATAAAGTAGCGATCCACGCTGTTGAAGGTGCGCTTAGTAACGCAGTAGATCTGGTTCACATCCACGCCAATATCAATGAATCGGCCATCGGTCGTGAACTCGCTGGGGCTAGTAATCTGCTGCGAGCGCATCAGCGAGAAAACGGCCATGCTGCCATCGGACTCGTTGGTCAGCATCAACAGGTCAGCCTCGTCGGTACTAGCCGCACGGCGCAGGGCGATGCGTTGCGGAGTCTTGAGCAAGTGGCCAGACAGCAGAGAGATACGGTTGGTGACGTAGGTCGCCTGCGTATCCGTGAAGACAAAATCATTGAGCGACTTGCCCTGGCGCTGGATGTAGACCGATCCAGACTCAAGGGTCAGCACACGGGTGCCAGGCTTAATGCCGTTCTTGCTGACGTTTTTAAATGTAAACGTCAGCGGAGTGATCGGGTCGCTGTCGCGCTGCGGAACGTAGAACTCGCCGCCAGTTGTAAAAACCTGAAAGTCTCGTCCACTGATAATGTCAGTGATGATATTCAGCTCGTTGGTGTCCAGCGTTGCCTCGACCGCATCATCATCCAATGACTCGCTTGGCACAAAGTCAAAGAACAGTCCGATCTTGGAGCCCCAGATTGTGGATGGCCGCGACTTGCTGCCGCCAAAGTAGAGCCTACCTTCGTGGAAAGTCACAGAGCGTGGCCAGCCCTTAGCTGCGCTCCACACATCCACATAGCCGTGTTCAAGCTCCCAGCGGCCTGCATCAATGGCGGTTGTGTTGAAGAACGGGTATTCGGTCACCGCCTCAACCACTGTGGCTGAGACATACCGCACAATCCTTGCGCGGCCCTGCGGCTGCACGTTGATGTACTGGTTGACAGACAGAGCTGAAAACGTAGTCGTGGTGTAAGTGCTTGTGCCATCTGGCGTGACTGTGAAGGCCTCGTAAACGGTGGCAACTTTGGTAGTGCCGTTGTAGTCTACGATTAACCGAGTTTGGCCAGAGCCTGTGCCGCCGGTGATGTTGACATACATACCGTTGTAGACGTCATTGGTCGCACTTGCTGTTGCTTTGAGCGTCACAGTCGTGCTGGTGCCTGCCTGCAATGTGCCAGAGTCATGGTGCGTTGTTGATGCCGTCAGCGTCACATTACCCGACACAGCAGACGGGGTTAGCGTTGTGCCAATGTTGGTGTAAATGTCAAGGTCGTAGGCATACTTGGGTATTGAGTCAAACGCAATATCTGTCGCCGTCCAAGTGGTGTCGCTGGTGCGAGTGATACGCACAGGGTTTAAGTCTGGATGCACCACGATCAGCGTGTCGGCAGACTGCGTCCAGCACATATCGTCAACGATAGAGCTGCCAATGGTGGTGGTCAGGTAGTTGTTGCCGGTGCCGTTGATGTTGGACTGCACCACGCCGTTTTTGACCACAATCATGCGGTTGTGGGTAAAGCACAGCATATAACTGTCATCCACAGAAAACTGGAATGACACTAACCGCACGCCGTTGCCAGCAGACTCGGTGCCTGTGTGCGGCAGAGCAAAGATGTGCTTGGTGCCAGGCCGACGGCGCAGTCCACCCTGGGGCTGGATCAAGACGTTGGTGGCCTTGGCCAGCGCGTTGTTGTACTGCTCCAGATCAACGCGGGCCCGCATCAGCGGATCAAGCTCACCCGTGCTGAAGTTGGTTTGCAGGTCAACGAATCTGGACATCAGTACCTCGCCGAGATTAACGTGTAGTCGTCTATAACTTTGACCGCATTGTTTGCGCCATCAATCTGCGCTGCCTGCCGGAAGTGGCCACCGCGCCCGTTTTCGCCAGGTTCACCCAAAGCCATGCGCCGCCAGAAGCCAGCCTTTTCAGCCTGCTCGGTGATCGGCTCGGCAATGTGCCAAGCCACTTGGTACTTGAGCAGCTGCACAAAATATTGCGGCATCGCGTACTCAGGAACGCTGTACTGGTAGTCGATATAGACTGCTTCCAGATTAGTCAGCAGCTGGTCGCCCTGGATCTCCCACTCCTTGCGCGGCGTGGAACCAACAGCAGCCGAGTCATACACAGCGCGGGGGCCACCCAGGCGGTCGCCGGGAAGTTGATAGGCGTAATTCCAGACGCTGCCAGGGGCCGTGATCAGCCGAGACAGCGCAATCTTCTTCATGCTGAAACTCCACGGATACATCATCAACGTGGAGTCTCGGATGTCGGGGTATAGGCGGTCACACACGCTGGACTCGTCGGTGCCATCGTTGAAAGACGAAATGGCCTTTGCGCCCAACATCAGTAGGGCATCCGAACAGATGGTAATTCCAGTGTCGCCTGCTGCCATGTGAACCTCTCAATGTGAGAAGGGCCAGCCTCCGAGAATCCCCAGAAGCTGGCCCAGTTGACTGACCACCAATTAGTCGGTGTCAGTTGCGCTCACGGTGGTGCCGTCAGCGATGTCAACTACACCAGCCGAAGACACGGCATTGACGTAAGTCAACACCAGGCTCGGGGTAGTGGAGTCATAGACAAAGATGATGTCACCAACATTCAACAGCGATGCAATGCTGTCGAAGTAGCTCACGGTGTTGACCGTGGCCTGGGTATCTGCTGTCTTGTACAGATACATATTGGGCGCATTTCCAGATTTGGAAGCGCATACGGTCACAAGACCAGTGCTTGAGAATGCCATCTTCAGACCCTCCTATTAGGCCGCTGCCGCAGTATCGCGGGCGGTGATCTTGACGATACCCTCGGAGTCAATCGCCACAGCCCCAGCAGAGAACAGGGCATTGACAAGCCAGCTGGTCTTCTCGGGGATGTAGTTGATCTCGGTGCGAGGAGCGATGCCTTCCGCGTAGCCGATGGCGTCACGGTGGAAGGCAAACAGGGTGCGGTCGCTAGAACCGTCGATGGGCAGGCCACCCTCAGAACGATCACCCAGCACATGGAACGTGAAACCCATGAACTGATTGATCTCGCCCTGCACCAGAGCCTTGACACTGTTGAAGTCAGAGCTGGTCACCGAGGTTTGCTCCAGCATCGAAGCCAACGAATTGGCGTGGATGATGATGTTGCGACCGTCGGAGGGCACGTTCTTCGTGTTAAGGATCTTAGCGGCCTCGCGCAGCTTGGAAATATTCATGTTGGTGTTTGCGCCACCAATAGAATTCGCCACAGTGCCAGTGCTGGAAGCAGCGACCAGTGCATCCAGAATCATCTGATCCTGGCGGCGACCAATCGCGGCACCAACCACTTGGGCCAGCTCGCTGCGCTCATCAAAGTTGACCTTCTGCTGCGAGAAGATGTCGCTGTACTCGGCAGCATTGAAGTCGGCCAACGTGCAAGTCACGTTGCTGAATCCGACGTTCATCGGTGTCACATCGGTCTGCGTGACGCGGGACGTAGCCACGCCCTTGCCGACTTTCGGGAATTTAACGGAAGAGCCTTCGACCCCTCGACGCTGACGCACAGCGCCCACCAGCATTGCTTTGCCCTGGTAAGCCTGTTTGACCTCTGCGTCGAAAAGAGTGACAAAGGCGTTTGAGAGAGAAACGCTCATTTGATTACCTCATTCGGTTGTTGATCAGGGTTTTGCGCGTCGGTGAGCCGGAGATCCGGGCCTGTGCTTGCTGGTTGCGCCAGCCACTCGTCAGCATCCGCTGCGGCAAGGGTCACATTGCTGTGGGCCTTGCCACCATTGTAGGAGCAATTTGAACTTGTCAATAGCCCCCGTTGGCTTTTAGACAAAAAAGCCCCGGAGGTTAGTCCGGGGCTAAGGGTCGCAGCAGAATTACCGCAACCTTGGAGAACTCAATTAGGAATATTCTGGTGAAACAAACGCTCCACCTTTTGACGGTAGGCGGCGTCGGTTCTGTATTTAGGATCATTAACCATTTCGTACAAAGCATCCTTTGACGGGGCGCCATCTTGCGGCATCGACTCAATTGGCACCCGGCCTTCGTAAGCCTCGCGGATTTTGAGCAGGGCCTGCAGCCCACGGGCGGTGCCGCCCATGATCTTGAATTCGTCAAAATCGTCTTTACCCCAAACCCCTTTATTGACCAACCCCCTGGCCCAATCGACCATGCCGTTGACTACGGCGTTGGCATTAGGGCCGAGCTTTTCCATCTCGACTTTGGGGTCGATCATGTCAGCCGACATGATCTCGCCAGCCTTGCTGTTGATTGCGCCCGCCAGCTCTTCGAAAGCGGCCTGGCTTATGCCGTTGTCTTTTGCCCAACTTGCAAGGGTTTGGCCAATAGGATGGTCTTCACCATTCTCGCCAAAAGCGCCCAAGTTGTATTTTCCGTCTGCTGGGGCGTTGTGTGCGCCCTTGCTAATCTTGCCGCGCAAGTCGCGCCAGGACTTGGCCAGGCTCTCATAGTCGGCTTTGCCATCTTTGACAAAGTTCTCCGGCAGCCACTCAGGCGTGGCGTCCGGCGTCCCGGATGAGACAAGAGCCGCAGCGGGGTCTGCGGCCTTGTGCGGGATCTCTGCTTTTTGCGGCTCGGCGGGTTTGCTGGGGTCTTCGACGGTGACCGAGTCCAATAGGCCGGTGTCGCCACCGGGTTGGTCGTTGGTATCTGCCATTGGTTAGAGCTTCCTTGCTTGGTTAATCCGTGCGATCAAGTCCCTTACCACGTTTCTCTGCCCCTCGGCAAAGAAGGCGTGGGAGGGATCAGTACCCGGCACGGCAACGGGCACATCCACATATATCTCGCGCAGCCACTCCAGGAGCTTTTGACCGTCCTCGGAGCCGAACACCCGCAGGCACAGGCGCATCAGGTCTTCACGCTTTTGCGTGACCTCGCGCCTGTCCTCGGTCTGGTCAGAGTTGTCCAGATCTTCCCAGCCGCTCATGCCGGCATCTCCTCAGCCATAGGCGGCCCCATAGGCGGCATACCGGCCTGGGCTTGCATAGCCATGCCCTGGGCCACGATCTGCGCTTGTTGGGCTTTCTGGGCCTCTTCCAGCAGCACTGCACGCTCGGCCTGGTTGTTCCGAACAGCCATAGGCACCCCGAGCTTGTCGCCCAGGTAGTCCGGCAGGATGTTGGATTTAAGTGCGACAGCACCATCTGCGCCAAAGCCTTGCATGATCTGGGCGTACTGCATGATGGCCTGCACCTCGTCCATAGATTGGGCCTGGGCCAGGGGCGCCTCGGGCACCACTTTTACCTCCAGACCGTTGACGCGCAGCGGCATATCAATCAGCCCGCGCTCGTCCATGACTTCCAGGATCTTGGTGACCAGCGGGATCATGGTTTCGTTGATCAAGCGGCCAAAGGCGCTGCCCAGGTTCTGGGACAACTCCTTCATGCGCTCCACGATTTCGGTGGCCGAGCGGGCGCTCATATTGTCCGGCGGCAGCGACTCATCAAGTAGGATGCGCTTGACGTTTGCCCTCAAATCGTTAATCACCAGCTGCGACACATTGAAGTCACCCGAGCGCGGCAAAGCCAGCAGGGCGGGGCCTTGGGGGCCTCCGTTGCGGGCAACCGGGATGATCGCGCCGGGGGCCAGCTTGACGGTGTTGGGGTTCAATACGCCGTCGTCT